GTACAGAGTGATGCCATGGGCACTCGCCAAAGAACCTGGTGGTACCACCGTTTGCCGGGAACGTCTCATCCTTCAGCTTTGCAAAATCCAGACCCTTGGCCTCATCACCGATTATCCAGTCAAGGGTCAGGGAGTTACTTGACATCTTGACATCTTGCGACAGCACAATCATCTGTGTGCCATTGAAAAACGTCACCACGTCATCATGGTTCAGCACCGGTATCATAGGCTTGCCATATCCAAGCTTCTGAGGCGGTTTCTTGCCGATAACATAGTGCACGCCTTCCACCCATCCAACCAACTCCTGAAGTCCGCTCAGAGCGGCCGGAAGCGTGCGCAGACGCGCCTGCTTGTATGATGATGCCACGAACGCTCCGGTACTGCCGGGCATGGCCAGCACATTGCGCATGATTCGCAGGGAAATGATGCCGAAGCTCTTGCCAAAACGGCGGCCGCAGATGTCAACCTCCGTGTGTGCCGACACAGCAAGAGCCTCCTGCTGTGCGGCGTTCAGGTACCTGACATCACTCATTATCCTTGACCTCCTCAATTACATCAGCACCGTCCACATCTTCAGCATAACGCTTCAGCAGCTTGGCAGCACGCTCATGTATGCCAGGCACTTTTTCTATGCCTATAACTGTAGGATCCACTGAAAACGATATGTCAACAGACTTGATGAGCTCCCATGGTAGCTGCTCTCCCTCATCCTCTTCCAGGCGGTTGTTCTTGACCATCACCTGGGCCACCTTGGTCAGAGCCTTGGCCTTGGCATCATTGCCCGCCATGGCAGCAGCTGCAGCCTGGTCAAGCAGGTAGTTGACCTTGTACCGCTGCTGTTCCTTGTTGGCCAGGGCCACGGACCCAAACAGCATTTTGACCAGAGCAATGTCGGCATAGGCCTGTGACTTGGCCACACCGTAGTTGGCCATGATATAATCGCGCATCTTGGTGTCGGTCAGTACCGGCATGGACAGCCAGTGCGTGTAGGCATCCTGCAGACGGCGGAAGTGCAATTCATCACGCTCAGACAGTATGGTGCCTTCTGGATCTTCCATCTTGCGCACCATCAGGTCAAACGTGTCATTTGCCATGTTCATTCTCCTAGATACAGCCATATTCCTCCTCATTCTGTTTGATTTCATACTGATCGAGCAACCTGATTGCCCATTCGTGACCCTTCTCTGCCTCTCTCAGCAACATTTCACGCCTCTTGACCTGACTGAGCAGCTTGCCTGCAGCATACGCTCTGACAAGCTTGGATTCAGGATCCTCCATCTGACGGCGGAACGCCACCACGTCAAGCAACAGCATGGTAGCAATCTGTGAATAGGAGAATTTCAGCTCGGCATAATGTTTCACCAGTTCCAGCTCCTCTGGGAGCAGCGTCCTTATCTCATCATCTTTTTCCATACGATTTACGATAACAAAAGAGGCCGGCCAATCACAGCCAGCCTCTATCCTTAAGCCTGTTTTTTGTAGTCTCATCCATCTGACACCCATGGGCAATCAGAGCGGCCACACGCTGCTTGACCAGCCGGATCTGGGAGTCAGAGTTCCGTTCCCGGTTCAGAGCCTTGCTGATATAGCTGCGGTAGGTGCTCTCGGAAAACTCCTTCTCAGGTGGCGGCACCTTGGCCTGCTCATCAAGGTAGTCATCAATCTGTTTCCAGCCGGTGCGGATGCGGGCATCAGTCTCCATCAGGTGAGCACGCAGCTGCTGACGCTCACTGTTGGTGGCCGCCCTCTTCATCAGGTCATGATAGTGCGTGCGCAGCTTGTAGTCTGATGCCACCGTGTCAAACACCTGCTGCAGGTGCTCCGGCAGATCAGAGCGGCGGGTGCGGCGGTCATCGAAGGTGCGCCAGCGTATGCTACCCTCCGGTTCTGCCGTCATCACTCCAGGGGTGACAGCCTGCACGGCTGGCTGGCGGTCAAACTTAGCCTGGTACAATGAGCCGCGACTGTTAGCTGTAAGGTTGAGCGATGCCAGCTTGCCAAGCTCATAGAGCAGCTTGCGGTGGTCATGCTTGCGTCCAATCCAGCTCATGAGAGACTCATTCCTGGAGTAACGGCAAAAGAGCGTGAATCCGGTTGTGAAATCCGGATTCGCGCCCTTCAGATAGTCAACAATCTCCTGGATCATGCGCCTGCAGGAGAGAATGAACCGTCAGAACAGTCAAGAGTACCGTCTGCCAGAACGAGCTCACCGGCGTAGATTGGGAGTGGTGTATCAGAACCGCACTCGATGTCAAAGGAGATACCCTTTGCAGAGCCGATAGCATCACCGGTGTCACCACTGGAGGTGGTATGACAGCGGTAGTCTGGAGAGCCGATAACATGGAACCTGCCCTTTGCCTTGACAACATACACACGGTCACCGTTGGCAGTGATCTTGCTCAGGGCCAGAGCCTCAGGGCTCAGGTCAGGATATTCCACATGTGCCTTGTTGTTGAACATCTTGCAGTCCACCTCACCGACAGTCTCATAGGTAGCCTTAGCCTTGCCCTGGGTAGAGTAGAGCTTGCCCCACTTTGCACCAGCCTTAAGGGTAAAGTCACCGTCCAGAACTGTCAGTTCTGACACTATAGTAGCGGCAGACAGATCTTCCTTGGCTGTTGGCCAGCTCACGATGTCTGCCTTTTCAATGTGGTAGATCTCAGTGCCAACCCCCGAAGGGTTGACACTGCCTACCTTGAAATCAAGGTTTCCAAATGTTTCCATAAGCTTTACTTACCGGGGTTAAAGTTAAGCCTGGGCATCACCACCTCCCTGGGCACCATCACCTTCGCCATCAGACGGTGAAGAAGGTGCATCGGCTGAAGCAGCTGCCTTCTGAGCTACGAGCAGCACCTCTGGAGAGAGAGACTCAAACTGCACGCCGAAGTACATGCACATGAAGAACTGCACAGCCTTTGGGTTGTCGCACTCGCGGATCTTGACCTTCTCAGCGTCAGACTGCTGGTCCATACCGACAAGCATGTTCTTCTTAGTTGTGAGGTAGATGTAGTCACTGCTCTTCTGACCAGAGAGAGCCACAAGCTCAATGTCAGTGCCGTGCAGCTTCTTTTTGTCAAAGCTGGTGTTGTATGACACAGCACCCAGAGTGCTCAGACACCACTCCTCATACATATCCTTGACACGCTTAGGCACGAACATCTTGACGTTCTCCTGGTCTGTCAGCTCATCCACAGCTGCGGCGGCAATCTGCTTCAGAACATCACCGGCATTCTCAGCAGTGATATCACCAGAGTACTCATAGAGGTTGCCCTTGGCCTTGCTGATGCCGCCATCCGCGATCTCCTGTGCGGCAATGGTGTCAAAGCCGTTGAAGAGGTCCATGGTGGTAGAGCCATCCTTGTCACGGACAGCCTTAAATACCGCCTTGCCAAGCTTGCCAGATACGGTCTTTGCCATGGCCAGAGCCATGTCACGGACAATGTCTGCCTCCTTGCGGTCAGTCAGTGAACTGAATGACTCACCATAAACTGTGGCAAAGAGCTGATATGGGTCAAACTCCTCAACCACGTCACCCAGATAGGTGGTGAGAGTACGGCCCTTGAAGCTGCCGGTGTCTGTTGCACCCTTGGCAGTCTTGTATGGACGCATCTCTGCACCGCTGGCGTACTCGCCTACGGTCTCATCACCACGAACACCCTTGCGCACTGTCATGTGTGCAAGAACAGCTGCCAATGCAATGATTGGCATGGCCAGAATTTCCTTGCGGTACTTGTGGCCGGAATTTTTCAGGATTTCTTCTAACTGCATATTCCTAAAGGTTAAAAATTAGTACGTTCCAGGAACTCACGGCACACGGCCAGAGCCTCCTCATGATTCTGTGCAGGCTTGCCTGCCTCCTGTTCTCCTGCCGGATCACCATGCACCTGCTGGTTGCCCGGCTTCTCTTCATCCAGACGCGCGATGGCCTGGGCAAGAGACTCATTCAGCTCAGTGATGCGGGCATCCTGACTGCTGATGGTTGACTCCTGGGTGGCTACCCTCTCTGTGAGGTCAGTGCGTTCCTGAGTCAGGGTGGCAATCGTAGTCTCAATTGCCTGCAGCTGCTCCTCAGTGAGAGTGATTGAGCCATCCTGTGCACATACGGCTGCTGCCAGCAGCGGCAGTGCAGAAAGATTGACATACTTCTTCATATCGTTCTCATTGATGTTTGTTGCTGTAGGTGATGCAAGCTGCTGCACAAGAGCCACGGCATCATCAAGTGTGCCGATGCTGTCAATCAGCGTGCCTACCACATCGCGTGCAAAGTAGGTTCTGCCCTTCAGCTGATCATCAGCCACGGCAGGCCTGTTCTGCTTCATATCCAGGATGAACTGTTCAGCCAGCGGGTTCAGAACAGTCTCCTTGATGATCTTGACATTACCCTTCAGAGCCTCCTCATATTCCTGGTTCTTCTCCTCAGACTGGTCAGCATAGATACGCATGCTGACATAGCCGTCTGAATCATGCCTCATGGCAGGCCATCCTGAGACGGTCACCATGGTACCGATGCAGCCAATCCTGTTCAGAGGCTGGCTTGACATGATATGCTTACAGTAGCTGATGGCATAAATGGCAGCACTGGCTGCCGTACCATCCACCCAGGCCACCACCGGCTTGCTGCATGCCTTGATGGCATCGGCAAGAACGGCCACGGAGTCAGCAGCACCGCCGCCGGAATCCGTAACAATGACATGGCCAAGCACTGAGCTGTCGGCATCGGCATCACGCAGAGCCTTGGCAATAGTGTTGGTACCGTAGTACTCGCATGAGTCCTCACGCATCATGGTACCCTGCAGCTTGATGACATTCACCACCTGATGGCTGCCGCCACCAGCATAGCCTGAAGCTGACTTACTGAGCACCTGAATCTGTGATGACAGCGGATCCTTCTCATCCGGCTCATACAGATGACCGGCAAGGATGCCATGCACAATCGGCATCATGGCAGCTGCGGCTTCTGGTTCCAGCATCCACGCGCCATAGAGTGCCTTTGATAAAAGTGACATCTTCATAATTTCCCAATCAAAACGATAGCAAAATTAAACGCTGGCAGGCGGTATCATAAGGACTCAGATATGTCTTCCAGCATGCCATGCACGCTGTCACAGGCTATGCTGACGGCATATTCCTGCATGCTGGTGCCTGACACACGGCTGGTGTACGTCATGGTAGGCGGGAACTCACGCGACCCTATCACATAGGCACGGCCGTCAACCAGCGTCAGGCGAAACAGGCAGCGGCGGCCTACCATGGCATCGAGCAGAGCTCTGCTCTGGGCGGTGTTCTGGCGCACACTTATGCTCACCTGCACCTTGCTGTATATACCCTTTGCTCCGGCTGGCCACGCCTCTGACAGCTCAGCACTCTCCTGCGTGCCCTCCAGCAGACGCGGAAGCTCCGAAGCGAAGGCCTTCAGAACAACCTTGCTGCCACGCGGCATAAATGAGAAATCCTGCACACTTTCCAGCGGCAGGTATTCCAGTTTTTTCAATCCAATTTTCATTGTTTATATCATTTATTTTCAAGACATTAACGCGACTAAAAAAATATCGGAATGTGGAATTTATCCGGGTTTTTCTGGCGGTACCGGTACCAGTCCTTGGTCAGCCTGGCAATGACCTTGGAGTCTATCGGCAGGTTGTAGTCACACAGGAACCCAGTGATGGACTCCATGATCTTGACATCGGCGTTCTGGCATCCTATCATGTACAGATGGAACGCATGCTTGAACTGGTTGTCCAGGTACCGCCGTATGGCAGCCTGTCCCGCCGGATCAATGTAACACCGGTAAAGCGTATTCATGTGCACGGCCTTTGAGCTGGCCCGGCTGTACACCGCCGTGCTGCTGGTGTCAAGCAGCTGGAAGGATATCACCTCAGACCTGTCTTTGACCTCCTGGTAATCATTTGGCCGCACCTGCAGGTGCTGCTTAAGTATTGCCCACATGTTGGTGGCCTTACCTATGGTTATGCGGTCAGTCCCCTCGGTTGCCATCACCCAGTCATGGGTGAACGCACCCACCTCTACATCTACCCAATTTCCTTGATGCTTCATAAGCTCTGCAAAAGTATTGCTATGTTATTACTCTCTTTTGACATATACGGCTATGCCATGCTCCATGCGGTAGCGGTACACGTCAATGTTATCCTCCCTTATCACGTCAGTGTGCCAGCAGTTCAGATGCTCAGGCACACCCGACAGACAGCAGCTCAGAACAATCCGTCCAAACCACAGATCCGATGGCTTGGCATACCTCATGCCTGACGGAAAATCCTTGTAGCACCACATGGTGTAGTGCCTGCCGTTCCAGAAGATTCTGGGTGTCAGAGGCTCTGCTCTGACCGCACTGTCTTTTTCTAACATATTTTTTTTTGCAAAAAACTGACGCTTTTGACGCCACCCTATATATCACATTATCAATCAGTCAATTATACGGCGTCAGTTTGTCCGAAAAGCCGTTGACGCTGAAAAGCGCAAAAACGGCATAACTCACTGATATTCAGCCGCGTCAGTTTTTTGACGCTACCACCCCCAAAAGACAGCCCCAGCGTCACATTATTTTTTAACATTTCAAACTGACGCCCAAAACTGACGCCCTCTAACTCTCTCTTTTATAACTTCTTATCCTCTCTCCGCGTCAATAGCGTCAAAAGAAATAGGAAAAAAGTGTCCTGTAATAAAAATAGTTCTCCAGGACCCTAAAAAAAGGAGGCGGCTGGCCTCCGGAACCTGAGGATGATCTGACGCTCATCAGAACGGCTTCTCATCCTCAAAGGTCTGAATCTGGCTCTCATCGGGACGCTGCTCCCCGCCCCCCTGGACATCACCCTGGGTGTTGTCATCTGACGCATACTGGCCGCGGGTGTCGATGTAGAAGAAATAGTGATCTTCACCGTTTACCTTGCGGCGTATGTCATTACGCTCCAGTTCAGAGGTGGTCTGCATCATCACCTTGGGGTTGAACAGCCACTGCTTGTACTCGCAGAAAGCAATGAGCTTCTGCTTGAAGCCCTTTGGCTTACAGTTCTGGGCGAACTTAGGCGGCAGGGTATCTTGATATGCCTTGAATGCGGCATCACGGTCCACAAGCTTGTTCAGGCGGTCATCAGTGAAATAGTCCTCAGCCCAGAATATGAACTCATCAGTAATCTTACGCTGCAACAGACGGCGGTCAATGTTCTGCATAGGTGGCTGAATGCGCACCTGCAGCTTCATCCACACCTGCAGACAGTTCAGCATGAAGTTGTAGAAGAGGTTCATTTCGGCCTCAGAGTAGTCAGTTATCAGGTCCTTGCCAAACTCGGTCTGCGGGTTGCGCTCCTTCAGGCCACGCTGGGAGTCCTCAGCATGGTAGTAGTCACTGAAGGCGGCAAACCAGGTACGCCTGCGAAGTGAGGCATCAAAGTGACTGATGGCATGGTTACTGGTAAATATCACCTTAGGGCTATCCTTGAAGTCTATGGTGTAGCTGTTGACATACTTGCCGGTGACGGTCATCTTGCCAGTGATCATTGGCATAAACTTGTGCAGGTCCACGCCCGCATGCAGGTCATCAATGAACACACTGTCTGTGACACCCTTTTCCACATTGGACAGCATGAAGTTGTTACCCTTCATATCCACGGCCTGACCATCAATGAACACCTGCTTGCGCATCTTTTCCAAGCTGGAGGCAAACAGAGACTTACCGGTACCGCCCAGGTGCGTGCCCTCATCGGACAGCTCGGTCTCCATGCAGAACACGGCATACGGCTGTGACTGGTTCTTGTGCTTGGCCAGCAGGAACCCCAGGGCCATGACCTTGCTGATGAAGTACAGGTCATGCTCACGGCGTTCCTGATCCGTGAGCGGTATGCCCATTTCCTCCTTGCGCCAGTTCACGCGGCCAGTGTTATAGACATACTGCATAAAGGTCAGGTCATTGTGGTAGATTTTGAGCCGATAGCGGTCTATATCCTTCAGAGCGTCAATTCTACTTTGCAAAGCAAAATACTCAGGGGAGCGGGGAACGGAGGAACGAAGCTGGCCCAGAAGGTCCTTGTACTCATCAGAGTACTCAATATCAAAAAACCGCTCAACCGGAGTCAGGTCAGCGTCAATGATCTTGCTGCTCAGAATGTGGCAGGGGCAGTCTGATGCCTTAATCTTGGCCACGCCATCGGCAGTACAGCGGAATATGCCGTTACGGAAAAAGAAATAGTCTGCAGTCTCTGTCCATGACTTGAAATTAGGCTCAAATGACTGCATCTTGGCCAGTGATGCCGGAGAGATCTGCTTGCTGCGGTAGATGGCGTTGGCCAGAGCCTGGTTGTAGTATTTTGGGTGCGTCTTAAGGTACTGCAGCAGAAAAGAGGAGCAGTGCGACTCAATTGCACTCTCGTCAATCAGGGTTATCACATTGCTGTCTATGTGGCAATAGGTGTACCCCTTGGCAGTTGTCACCGTTGGCATCTTATGATAGCCGCTGGCCGCCAGGAAAGCATACAGCTGCTCATTATTGATGTCATAGGATAGCTTGCCGGTCTTGCTGGTTATGCCCTGCCAAAACTTAAGAGAGCCGGAGAGCTTCATCAGATCTGCAAAGATGCTCCTGGGGTTCTGAGCCTCAGGCAGGCGGTAGTACATGAAAAAGTCCTTGGCATCCTTGCACGGATGGCCCTTGCGGTCACGGTAACGCTTCAGCCCTTCAGGGAGCTGCACCACGCGCAGGTCAAGATAACGCAGGGCCAGACGGTACATGTGGTGCAGACCGGTCTCATCAAGGTCATACAGTATGTACAGGTTGTCGGCCAGGTGCGCCAGGTTGCTGTATTCATACTCTGTCAGATCTGCCGTCTCAGAGTTCAGCCAGCACACATGGTAATCATTGCGGTCAGTGCTGGCAGCACGCACGTTGAGCGCGTCAGAAGGGCCGGAACAAATGACCAGATGCTTGTACCTAACCGACACCTCAGACTGCTCCTGGCCGTCCTCAGACAGCTTGGCCTTGCCAGGATAGATGCCACGCAGAGCCTTGGCGTAGGCAGCCAGGAAATCCCGGTCACCGAACATAAAATTCTCCGGCTTACTGCCATAGTACAGGAACCTGACATCACCCAGAGGCTGGTATATCTTGCCCCATGGGCTCTGGCCCTCATCCTTTCCATACATGCCGTAGTCATAAAAATACATAGGGTAGCGGTCAGTGGCCTCTACCTTGAAACTCTTGCCCGAACGGTTACGAGCTGTGATGTAGTAGTCAAGCGGCTTCAGACACAGCTGGTCACAGTTCTCCTGGGTGATGTTCCACCCCAGGAACTCCAGCTCACGCTGGGTGAACTTGCCACCCTCACGCAGGTGTATCTGTATCTGATCAACCGGAGCCGCCTCAGTGATCAGCGGCTTGGCATCTGCCTGCAGGGCGCGTTCCTGGTCCAGAAGATCCGGAGCAAAGTGGCGGGCAATCCACTCTATGGCCTGGCCGAACTCCAGACCCTCCTCACGCATGACCAGCTGTATGGCCGTGTAGGCCTTGGTGTCAGAGCCGCCCTTGTCCTGGATAAACCACACACCCTCCTTCTGGAACACGCAGCATGAAGGGTTGCGGTCATCAGGGCGTATCTTGAAATTGCGGTGACTGCCACGTCCAAAACATTGTGAGGACTGAGGATAGTAGTGCTCAATGACCTTCTGGCCACCATCTGTCCTGGCAAAAATCTGTTCCTTGGTTACCTTGTAGTCATTCATTGCTGTTTACTTTTTGCCAAATAGGCGGTCTCTTGTTGTCACGTTAACAC